TGGATTTACCCAATTCGTTGTCGCCGGTCACGAAATAAACCGTTCCATCAAAGTCGGCTGAAAACTGTTCGATAACTTGGAAATTCAGTAATTCCAATCTTTTAATGTACATCGTATCGCCTGTTTTGTGGGGCCGGTTGCCCGGCCCCGGGTTAATGTTTACAGTAATTCGCGGGTCCAATAGTTACCAACGCATTTGTCGCCACAATCCCAAATGTCGTTAATCCGGCAATCCGGCGCAATGAACGTTAAATGGTTGGCCATCGCCACGACATAACACGTTCCGGGTTCCGCGATTTCCCGGCAAAACTCTTTCCCGGTGTATTTTGTTCCACACGCGGTTCGCGGCATCTTGTGTTTCTCATACCCTTTGGACGCAAGGAACGGCACATACGTTTCCGGGCAATTCATCGCGGTCGCGTGTTTCAACCCGTATTCGGCCAATTCGCGGTACGTCTGTTCCCAACTTTGACCAAGGAACGCGGCAATTGCCCGCGTGACACAATCCCCGGTTCGGCGGTTCTTGGGATTTACATTGTTCCAATGGAACGTTTCATTGTCCGGCGTTACTTTCAACTTTGCCATAACATATTGTTTTAAGTTCCCGGGAATCGGCCCGGTCCGTTTTCGTACCCGTGGCCGGATTCGAACCGGCACACCATTACGGTACAACATTTTGAGTGTTGCGCGGCTACCATTTCGCCACACGGGTATTTGTTGGGCTTTCGTGCCGTCGCGGCCTTACTTGCCCGGGAATTTTCACAGAACAGGGCTTGCGGCCCTTTTTGTTGCGCCGCCCCGATTCGAACGGGGATTACCGGAACCAAAATCCGGGGTGTTTCCGTTACACCACGGCGCAATTCCTGTTATTCAAGTTCGATTCCGCAATACGTATAGTTCAATTCTTCGTCATATTCGGAACCGTCAAATTTCGGCCCAAAGAAATTTTCGATTGCGGAAACGGCGTTGGTGTTGTTGCCCTCAATTTCCACGGTAAGATAAATTCCGCCTTTCTTGCGTCCGGACAAAACGGTTACGTCAACATTCCTTCCGGCAATCGCCCCAATCTTGGCGTTCATCATCTGTTTCAAAATTTCTGTTCTCATTGTCTTAATCTTTAACCGGGAACCCGCCCGGGCGGTTGGGTCATTTCCTTAACCCGATACAAAGGTAAGTATAATTTTTATATTTCCAAACATTTTTCGCTAAATTTTTCGAAAAAGTCTTGTTTTGTCCTCAATCGCCGGATTCCATCTAACCATTCCGGACGCCAACGCCTGTTCAAACGCGGCGTCGGTCGGCCCGTGTTGGCCCAATTCGAACCAATGTTTGAATTTCGCCCGCTTGACCATAACCCGGCAAATCCCGTTCGGGTCCCGGGCAATATACGCGTCAACCTTTGTTCCCATCGTCTTTTTCTTTTCGGTAATCGCCGCCGGTTTCCTTATCCATCCGGCGCAACAACCGGCGTTGTTTCCGGTCGTATTCTTTCAAACAGGCATCCATCCCGTATATTACCATCAATTGGCGAATCATCAAATGAACGTCGGCGATTTCGGTTATTACCTGTTCCGGCGTGGCGCGGCCGTCTTGTTCCCGTGACAACGCCGTTATCAATTCGCCCATTTCTTCAACGGCCTTTCGCTTTTGATGTTCCGGTCCGTAATGATTTACGGCCAACAACGGAACGGTCAACGGTTTTAATTTTTCCATCCTTTTTCAAACTTGGTTCAACCAAAATACCGAACCCGTATTGGGTTTGTTTGCACACGACGTTTTCCAACGCTTCCGGCGGATAAAAGTAACGGCAACAGTCTTTCGGGCCGGTCTTTGTGTTCATCCAATCCAACATTTTGCAACGGCCGCATTGTTCTTTCGTCATATCAAAACAATTTCGGCGTCGGGTCCAACAAATGCGCGTTCAACGCGTCCAACTCTTTTTCCAACCGCCGGGATTCATCCAAGATTTCCGGTTTCCGGAACGTAAAGAATCGGCGTTGCGTGTGCCGGACGTGTGCGACGAACCGCACGTATTCCGCCGCCTGTTCGGGCGTTATTTTTGCCAAATTTTCGATTTGCGGGCATTTCGTCCCGTCTTGGTACAACTTATCCATTTTTCTTTTTGCGTCGTTTTGCGGGCTTTTTTGGGGCCTTTCCGGGGATGGTCGTTTTTCGGGGCCGTCCACGCTTGGGTTTCGGGTGCAAGATTTCCCGAACAGGATTCGGGACGGATTCGGAGCCGGCGTTGCACCAAAAGAACATCCCGGTTCCGGTCCTGTAAAAGTGTTCGCACGACCGGCAACCCGGGGAATCAATCGTTACGTTCTTTCCGAACGGACACGGGCCGGATATGGTCGTAAATATCTTGGTCGGCATTATTGAAACTGTTTAAGGTTTCCGGCCCTCTTAATCGCCGCGTCGTGGTTCGCATCCGCGTAACAGGCCGCGTTACAATAATGGGTGTTCGGCCCCCGGACGATAAGGCCGGATTCTTTCAAAGTTTTATCATCGGGTTTCGTGTTCCCCGAAAACTTGTGTTCGCGTCCGCAATAATCACAAGTAACAATCCAATATCGGCGTATCATTTCAAAATAACTTTATTCATCTTTCGCGGGCATATAAACGCCATATCCATAACACGATTCGTTGACAATTTCCCAATCGCATTGCGAATCAAAATTTAGCGCATCCAAACGCCTTTCGTGATACCGTGGCCCGTTGTATTGTTCGCCATTCTTTACAAGAAAATCGCGGTATTTGAATATCAATTTGCCGTGACGTCGCAAGATTCGGCCATATATGTATTTTTCGCGTTGCAATCCATCCGAACAGGGAACCCACCAAAGAAAACAAATCCAATCGCCAAGTTTTACACGGCGGCCGTTTTTATCGTAATAATGGGTTAATTCGGACCGCGTTACGGTTTCGTTCATATCCATATTAAAACAACTTTTGGTATTCCAGTTCCGGCAAATTGGCCTTTACCCATTTCGGTTCATTGACCAACGCCCAACGCCCGAAATGCAACAACAACAGGGCGTCCGCGTTCCACAACGTCACATTGACGCCCGGGTACAATTGCGCGGCCGTTTCCCTGTACCGGCGTTTCCGGTCGGCCTTTTCTTCGTGTTGGCCCCGAACCCGCAATTTCAATTTGGTTTGCCAACTCAATGGATGAACCAATACATACGGAATCCCGGCGGTTTCGATTAGGGCTTTCAAGTGTTCGAAATTGGCCATCATCTTTTGAACCCTGTACAACTTTCCCATTGCGGCCCGGTCGCCCTGTACAACCACATCGTCCGGGCGGACCGACAATTTTTCCAAAAACACAATCGGTTTGAAATTGTCGGCGTAATACGTGAAGAAATCCCGCAATTCGGTAATATCTTTCGGCATCTTCAACGCCTTTGTATTGTGGCCGGGAACAAACACGGCGATTCCGCCGCCCGCGCCCGGGTCAATGCCAATAACGCAATTGATTTTTATTTTACTTTCCATCGAAAAAATATGTTACTTTCTATTCGAATTTTATGTAATCCGTAATGGTTATTCCCTGTTCAACCATCCGGCGAAACGATGCGGTTAACGCCTTGCGCCGGGCCAATACGAACGAACCGTGTTCAATATCCTTGGCGTCGGTTCCTTGCCGTTTCATCCGGTTAACATCCCCAATCATCCCGCGCCGGGCAAATTCGTTAACGGTCCGTTGCCATATTTCTTTTTGTTCCTCAATCGTAACAACGATTTCGTCGACAAGTCCGACGGCGGACAACGATTCGTAACACAACATTTGACCGATTGGCGACATTTCGGGCAACCGCCCGTTTTCCTTGAAATATTCGAACGCCTTGATGCAATCTTTACGGGTTTCGTTCCTGTAATACTTTTCGCGTTCCGGGTTGGGCTTTGGTTCCTCTTTCGGGACCGCTTCGTTTGCTTTCTTCAATACCCACGCCCGGCGGCCTTTGTAGGCGTTCAAAATCTTGCACACGTATTCGGCGTTGAATTGTTGGTAATGGTTCCGGTCCGGTTGTCCATCGCGCCCACGCGGCAAGAAATCATCCAATTCGCCGGTAATGCTCATTTCGAAAGCCATTCGGAAATCCTTTAATGTCAAACCGGAATAATACCGTTTCAGTATTTCGGCGGTCCGGATAACCAAATATTGGCGGTCGCTTTCATCCGGGGACCTGTACCCAACATCTTTGCAAATCCATTTCAAGGCCACGGCCAATTCGGCGGAAAGTTCGGCGGCGTCATATTCGGCAATGGTTTTCGCCGTGGACGCAAGAAACACGGCCTTTTCAACAGGACCCAACGCGCCCATAACGGCGGGAATCTTGACCATTTCCCGGCGTATCATAACGGCCGTTTTCTGTACCGGCCGCACGGCAATTTGGTTGTTGTTCTGTTCCATCGCTTAATCGGCCATATCTTGCAAATATTTGATTGCATCCGGGGACAATCCCGGGCCGGTCCCGTTTTTCCGGTGCAATTTGCCCTTTTCCATATCGCCCCGAATGAAATTCCGCGCCGTTGCAATCCAATCTTTCATTTTCTTGCCCTTTTGCGCGGACCAATCCGCGACGGCGTGGTAATAATA